GTCAATGAACGTAACATAACCATTCTTCGACATAAAAAACTGCCCCTGCTCAGACGCAGTAACCAAGTTCAAATAATCCAACGCCGACTGAGTACCGTCACGCACATCCGCGCCCACCGTATTCGTTCCAGCATCCAAACTACGCGACGCGTCAGGCCACGCCACCGTCACCATATCCAACACCGCGCCAATACGCGCACCAATAGCCTGAGTCGTCGAAGTACCAGCAGTCACAAACTGGGTAGCAAACAACGTAAACGCATCCGAAGCCACGATAGAAGCTTTCGACGCACCCGACACGTCATAGGAGTAATTCCAGTCCTCAATGATCCCTGTGAACTGAACAACACCACCAGTCGTCACCCGGATAGACCGGCGTGGAATAATGTTGCCAACAAACGGGCTAGACGAATACAACGGGTCAAACGCGCGCGTCTCATTGTTCAAAGTCACCGACAATTTACCGGCACTAAACCTGTCAAGGTCACGGTTACGGCCACGAGTAATCGACAACCCTGAAACGTAAGAACTAATGTCAGTCCATTGCGGTCCGGTCAGCCGGTAAATTGCCGAACCCACCTTACCTTTGACCGGATCACCCACACGAAAATAGGGCAGGTCAGGTGTGGTAAGTGTGAAATAAACTTCAACCGTAGTCTGTACAGTCACTAGGCACTCACAAACACAGAACCAGAAGTGCGCTCATACTTTTTGATAGCAGACACAATCAGCTCACCAACACGGGCATCAGCGTTCATCGCAGACACGCTTATGTTGTAAGTGCTCCCGCCACCCTGACCCATCTTGCCGAGCCTGTCCAGGGGAATAATTGCCTCCGGCCCAGCCTCACCAATAATGGCCTGCGTCGCGCGGGTCACAATTCCGCCCTCGGCCATGCGGGGCATTCCAGCGCTAACTCCACCACTGAACTGACCGATGCCAGCGCCAGTCACATATTTAGGCGTGTTTGAAATAAACCGAATCAAATCCGCAATGCTATTCAACAAACTTAGGAACGGGTTAAGAGCACCAATAACACTGTCAATAACTCCCTGAACAACCGCGCCGAACGCACCCCAGTTTTCGCCATTGCGTTTCAGGAACTCATCAACGCCGACACCCACATCGGTTACAAACTTCAACACAGCTGCAACATCGGCCAACGACTGAAAAGCGTTATCTGCGTCATCGGCAAAGCCAGCCATACTGCCAGAAGCCAACTTAGTCAGGTTAGTGAAAACCGGCAACAAGTCATTCAAAATAGGCAGCGCATCAGTGCCCAACTTGGTCATGATCGTTAGCACTTCAGGCAGAACAGCAAGCATCTCCGCAAAGCCCGCCGAAGCGTCATCAATAAACGTAGCAAACTCAGGTGACGCAACAAACGAATCAACCGCCGCCTGAATAACCGGAATAGCCTCCTCAATCGCGGGAAGGAAAGCGCTACCAATCGTCTCCTGAAAATCCTCAAGAATGGCTTGCAGTCTCAGGAACGGATTAGCCGCCGCCTCCGCCGCGCCCTCAAAGGTCGTCCCCAACTCGCCAAGAAGATAATCCTGCGCCGCGATCTCACCGTTGGTTTCAAGAATCTGATTGTAAGCGGCCTTCTGCGACTCAGTGAAAACAATCCCAGCGCGCAACAACTTACTTAGCGCCGTAGACTCGTCGCCCGCCACCTTGATAAACGCGGCCCCAATAGACTCCACGCCCTTACCAGTACCCGCCGCAACATCCAGCGCAACCTTCGCCATATTCTTCAGGCCATCAACACCCTTAGCGGCCAAATCAGGCACAGCAATGAAACCGCGAATAATCGAGTTCAAAACCTCATCGTCAACACCAGTCAACTTAGACAGTTGAGTTGTGTACGCCGTAAGTTGTTTTACAGCGCCCTTAACCTCATCAGCCGTCTTACCAAACGCCCCGGAATTCTTAGCAATTTGCTCAAGCGATCTACTAACCGACTCACTCTCAGCCGCCGCCTTAATAGACGAAATACCAAACGCCACAGCACCAGCAGCAGCAGCCGCAAAAGCCGCGCCCGCAGCAATACCAAAACCACCCGCAAGACTTCCCAGCTTGTCGAGTCCAGAAGTTGCCTGGCTAATTCCCTTAGCATCAAACTTGGAAAGAATATTAAGACTAATAGGCATTAGCGATCCATCTCATTTGTAACAATGCGCTCGAACTTGTCAACAATCATCGTGGCCGCCCGATTCAACAAATCACGTTGCGCCCAAAAATACTTCCACGCGATACGGTTGCCGCCCTTACCCTTCAACGGGCCGAACTTTTGCACCATCATGGCAATGAAATGTGCACCCTGAGAAGAGTTACCAGTGGCCCCGCGACTGCCCGCAGACTCCGCCGCAATGTAACCGGGCGCACCCTTAGGTGAGTCAACCTTGATGGATAACAATGGCGTGACGTTGCGCTCACGCGAGCCAGCCATAGAAATAGACACGCGCGCCTTAGCCCCCTGCCAAATGAGCGAGCGAGGCGTATAACCGCCCATACCCGACAGTGGCGGAGTCACCTGAATACGCGACTGGATAGTGCTCGCCATATCCCTAGCCGTCCCGCGCAATTCTTTCCGAAACTGAGTGACAAGTTTGGGATCTATCTCTTTGAGTTGGGCAAGCATCTCACGCATACCATCAGCGCGAACATCATACTTAATCATCAAAGACTCCCTAAGCCTAAGTTTACCGCCTACCGCTTAGGGTTATGCTTAGCAATCAAATAGCGTTCCATCGTCCACAATTGTCTGGGCGATAGCTTCAGGAGTTCGCGCGGGCTGATCCCGGTTTCGCACGCAATCACGGCTAGGTTCCAATGGACTGAGCTTGCCCCTAGCCCTTTTATTTTTTTTGGTCGGGAACCTCAACGGCACTAATCGTGTCAGCGTAAGCATCAAACTCGAGTGCCGTGGCCTTAGTGCGCGTCTCAGCCTTCCAGGCGATAAAAACCAGCCAGGACAAGCGGACACCCTTAGCAAAGTCTGCAACTGACTTGTCGAACTTGTCCTCGAACGCCATCAGGTCAGACACAATGGCCGTCACCTCACGGCTCCTGCCGTCGGTAAACGTAATCAGTAGGTTGATGGGGTTCATGGTTAGCTCGTGGCCCGCGTAATTCCAGCAGTACCAGCAACAGGCCACGTCACATCGCGCGTAGCCAAGTCGCCGACTGATCCCGAGATGGGGTTCGTTTGCGAAACCAAAAATACGCCCGAATAGCTCGGATTTGTTGCGGAGACAGTGCCCGACGTGGGACGAACAACAACCGTAGCGTTACTGCCAAACAGGTTATAAATCGTCGAGTCAACCGCTTCAGACCCAGACGAACCGAAATCGTTGTGGAAAGAAAGCGTGATACTTGCATCCTTCAGGCCACCGACACGAGTACGGAACGAAGAACCAAACGCAGTCGTCTCCACCTCATCGGCTGAAAGGTCAAGAGTAACCGAAGCGAGGTGATCGCTGAAGTCTGTCCCGTTGATGGTCGTGGTAACTGAAGTCAAGACGAACTTGGCCATTTTTATTTCTCCATTTATTCTGCGAACACTTGGACTAAGAAGTCGGCAGCAAGGTAAACCTGCTCACCACTATTATACGCCCCGAGAGTTGTCATTTCACTGAGACGACAGTCAAAAGCCGCGCCGCCCAATGTGCGATCCGACTGCACCGCCGTCTTTATCGAACGCTCCCCGTTACCCGCATACGCGTCCAGTTTGCGCTGTGCGTCCCGTTCAGCCACACGACCAACAATAAGTGTCACCGTAAAGTTGTAGAGCGTCATGCCCCGGTTGAAATCCAAATCGTATGAGACGTTGTTGAGCGCGATAATTGCTATCGGCGGGCTCGGGTTGTCGGGGATCGTCTCGGCGGCGCGCAAGCCCGAAATGGTCAAGATATTATTTGCCAGGCCCTCACGAATAGCCGCGATACTCAACCGGCACTCACCTTACGGAACGGGGCCACGAGAGCCTCCACGTCCGGATCAAACCTACCCACGCGCATAGAACCCATATCGTTGCTGATCATGCCCAAAGGCGCATCGAGACGCTTGAACAAACGCATCGCAAGAATGACCGTCGCCTGGCGAATAGCCGCAGGAGTGGCAGACCAGCCAAACACTCCCACAACCTGAATCAGCGCTTCGCCCTCGTAAAACGTGCCAACCGAGAACGTTGGCATCAAGTAATCTCCCGTCGCCCGAATCCGGGTGAATGGGCTTCCAACAAGCCCACCGGCGACATTGTTCAACGGCTCAAGCTGATAGTCGCTTGTCTGCCAGGTGATGTCATACGTTACACCGTCACTGGAACTCTTGAGAGTCGTCACAGAAATGATGTCGTCAGTGGTCACTGTGTAAATGTTTGTCGGCGCGTAAACTCGTGTGCCGGTTGTGCTGTAAAACACGCGCTCGCAGTAGCCGTCAATCTCGCGGCTTGCACTCTCGATGGCCAACTCGAGCAGTGAGTCGTCAATGGAATCCTGAACGCGTAACGCCGCCTTCAAATCGGCAAGCGAACAATATCCGTTGGTAATGGCCATGCTTCTAGTTTACCGCGTCCCGACCCTCAAACCGTTTGGGAAGGCTCAGACGATCCATTGCGTTGATAAAGCTTTTCATTTCCTTCGTGGCAAACTTCACACCATAAAAATAGAGATCGCATGACTGGTCATTGTACTCAAAGCCGTATTCGGCAAACATTGTGGGCAAATCAAAACAGTCCCGAAAATCTTGCTCAGTCAAATTCATGTAGTAATCATGCGTGGCAGGCGAATCGCCAGGATGTGCGCCGTGTGTTCCATGCTCAGCGCGACCCGTCGAAGCACAAGTAAAAAACACATACCGGCCAGACATTCGCGCCATGTTTGCAAACGTCGCCACCCATTCACTGTTGTGCTCGAAACACTCCGCCGACACCACAACGTCAAACCAGTTATCAACATAGTCAAGTGACTGCCCGGCACACACGCGATCTACGCCCGGGCCGTCCACCAGGTCAACGCCGATGTATTCTTTTGCGTCGAAGAAATCGCGCACAGTCCCGTTGATATTTAGTGATCCCACCTCGAGCACGCTCACCCCCGCAAACGCATCCGGAAAACTATCCCGCATCTTCTCAAAAAACACTCGCTGTTCAGGATGTGCCATTAGTTGCCCCAATCGTTAGCGCGCCGAATCTTCAAAGACCATTCCCCCGCAGTCACATCCCCACGGTCAACCTTCCTCACAAAATACACTTCATTCGCGTTATACGTTCGCGTGTTTTGTGCAGCCCACTCAGTCGAGTGAACCGTGGCCTGTTTCACATGAGTGTGAGGCGCAGTGACTTGCCTAATCGGCACATCGGCAACTTCACAGCGTCGCTGGTAGTCGTCGTCCTCAAAATTGGCTGGGTAAATGTTTTCGTCGAACAAGCCCACCGCGTCGAGCACGTTCTCACCCAGTCCGAAAAACTGCCAGTGCGGCCACTCATCGGTCAACGTCAAAGCATCCGGTGAACACTCGGCAGCGAACCCTTCCAACGCACCAGGCTGAAACACCACGTCGTCGCTCACAATCATCCACCACGGCGCAAACGGCGCAGACTTAATACCAAGATTCCACGAACCAGCACAGCCAAGATTTGCCGGCATATTCAACACCCGATAATCCGCTACACAATCCGGGATGGAATCAGTGCCCTCAAAGTTAGCGTTCGGGTGATTATTCACAATCAACAGCAAGCCCACCGGGTAGTCAATGCTTGCCAACATTTTGACCGCCAAATCATGCCGGGTCAAGGTCGGCAGGATCATTACGGGAATCATTTGAAAAACTCTCGGAGGAATGGCAACCAACCCCACTTCCAGACGCGCTCAGCGTCGAACTGAGACGCGAACTCACGAGCAACCTTAGACGGCCCACGAGGTGCCTTGTAAGCCTCCACAAGGGCGCTGTGAATCGAATCCACGAGCGGCATTTGCCACCACGCTTTTTGAGGTTCGTCCCAAAACGGGACACCCTGCAACAACCAACCATCCTCGGCCACCAGGTCGGCACTCGCCGCCCATCCCGAACAAATAACCCTCGTGCCACACGCCTGAGCCTCGACAGCGGGAACGCCGAAGCCTTCACCATAAGAAGGGTTAGCCAACACATCAAACGCGCTGTAAAGGGCAGCCATGTCCTCCTGCGAGTACCCTTTGCGCAAACGGTCACGCTCCGGAAAAATGATTGACTCAGTAGGCACACCACACGCTTGCAACAAAACCGGCAAATCAAACCCGCCCATAATCCCCGACGGCTCAGTGTGAATGTAGAGCTTTGATTTTGGGTAAGACTTCAGGAAGATAGACCAAGCCAGCACGAGTTCGGAGTAAGCCTTGCGATGAATCAAACCGTTAGCCTTATTTGCAGACACAACGCCCACTAGAAACTCGTCGGGCTTCACGCCAAGATACTCGCGCGCCTTCACCCCGTCGCTCATCGTCTCCCGCGGCTTGTACGTCTTGGTGCAAATGGCATGGGGGATATAAGTGCTGGCGATTCCCGCCGCCTCCAACTGGCGTTGCCCATGAGGCGACATAGTAACCGGCGTGACATTTACGCGAAGCAACCACTTGGCTACCGCAGGTGGCAATGACATATGGTCAAGCGGCACCCAAGAGATTATGCGGGTATTGAAATCTGACCTCTGCGCTAGATCATTGAAAACCCACACGTCATACAATGTCAGCACCGCGTCACTCAAGCCCGGGTTCTGTGCCTTCCAGTCGTCGTGGTAAGGCTGTATAACGTCGTCGCTGTACTGTTTGAACCCGCGAGGATAATGCGGAATCTTCTTACCCGCAAACTCAAGCTCACCAGGTACACCCTCAAGCCCGTAATTACTGAGTGCCGCCACCTTCAATCCGTGGCGCACCATTCGCTCAACCAACATTGCACCCTGTTGCCCGTAACCTGTCGGTTGTCCGGGCGAATTAGAGACAAAAGAAATTAGGCCGTCTATTTGTTCGTAGGTCATGGCAAAAGTTTAGCCCGAAAAATGTCTAAAAAAGTTTGCAAAATAAGTTGACACGCGCCCTGAAATTGCTACAATTATATATATAGGGCAAGGCAGAAGCCCTCCAACGAAAGGGAACAAAATGGAAATCTGGTTCACAACCGCTAACAATGGCAAAGCCTCCGCTTGGTACTTCAGCATGAACGCTCGTCGCTCGTTTCGCCTACCAATGCAATACGCTGAGTTTTTGATTGCAACCGGCGAGGCCGTACAGATCGCAAAGCCTTTCCACCGCAACTAAAACGCAGACAAAGAAATCCCCCGGCGAACCTACAACGCCGGGGGATTTCCGTATACAACCGATGGTTAGGCAGTGCCACCACGGAAGTAGTTGACCGAATCAGCACCAAGGCCCGAGTCGCCTCTCCACGTTACGCGGAATACTGTGGAGTCCGTGTTGAAGGCGTAGTCAGTCGAGGTTGCAACCTGAATACCGCCAGCCTGGCGAACAATGAAGTCGTCAAGCTTTCCGTAAACAATGCTCTTCGATGCGGCAGTTGCAGCAACGGCGGGCATGGATGCGTTCTCGTGGATCACGTTGCCCATCAGGTAATCGCGGCCATCAACCGAAATTGAAGGTGCGAAGATGAAGTTACCTGCGGTGTCCTTGATCTTACGGATAGCGGCGAGCGCGCTCGTGGAGGCCATGAAGCCATACGATGCGCGGTTATCTCCCGCGACACTGTAGGTCAGGTCAACCAAGTTCTCGTATGTCGGCGCACCGCTTGTAGCGGTTCCCGTTACACCCGAACCAGCAGCCGTGACCAATCCGGTGGGCTCCACTGTGCCCGTGCCTACGGTCAATTTTGCACCCGCATCGAATGCAATTTCGCGGCTGCTGATGCGTGCCACGAGATCGAGAAGATTGACGCCCGAGTCGGCGATGATCTCGTTACTCAAGCTGACCAACGCGCCGAATTTGTAAGCACCGAGGTTCAGCTGGCTGAGAGTCGGGTTGGACTCAGAGATAGCAGAACCAGCAGCAACCTGCGCGTAAGTTCCCGCGGCCGTAACCTTAGGAATCTGAAGCGTGTTGCCGCCAGTGGTCGTGATGATTGTGGACGTGCTGAACAGCGGGTTGCTGTTCTGCAGGAACTCGAACACCTGTGCGTAGAAGTCGTAAGGAACGACACCCGAACCGCTCGTGGGGGTAAGAGCAGCACGGAACTCGTGGCCACGCATTTCGCCCATAGCAATGCTACGAAGAATCGCAGAATCGTCACGAGCCTCAGTGGCGGGAACGAAACCGCGTGCGGCTTCAGCAACCTCAGCCTGACGCTCCTCAGAGCGACGTGCTACGGAAATGCCGGTGTCAATGTCGGCAATACGAGCCTCGAGACGCTCAACGTGTCCCAGGTCGTCAACGGTGAGGCCACGGGCCTCGGTTTCAGCCCGATCAAGGATGTCACGCACCTGAAAAATCAGGTTAGCGCGTTCCTCAGTCTGGCCCTTGATAAAATCACTCATTGTGAATACTCCAAAGGTAGAAAGGATTATGAACGGTAACCGCTGACGGAAAACCTAGCATCGCCGCTAACGGTCAAACGCATACCTTAAGAATACCAAAGTCTCTACTCAGTAGAGCAAGGATTACAGGGTTTCCAGCAACTCCATGAGCGCAAGCTTCTTACGGTGCAACGCCAACTGATCGAGGCCGTTCTGCTCAGTCATCGCCTCATCCATCGGCGCATCCTCAACCGGTGCTTCTTCTTCGGGAACCAAAGCGTCCAAAACCAACTCCATAACTTCCTTCTCGGCGTAAGTGATTGGCTCACCAGCGGCAACCTTGCCGAGCACCATGCTGAGCGCGTCATAATCCACGCCGACAGCCATAACAACATCTTCTAATGAGCGCACTTGTGCCGTCCCGTTCGTTGAGGGGTAAGCCGGAAAGGCAACCCCGGTTGATACTTCCAAAAGTCTGACACTCTTTAGCGTGCGTTCTGTGCCGTCTGAGCTCCAAGAATCACCGTTAGCGGGAACAGTAAACCCAAACGAGAAGCCGGTCACATCGCCGCGCTGGATAAGTACCTTAGCGTCACGACCTGCCTGAGTGTCCGGCAGGTCAGCCTCAACACGCAAACCCAATTCGTCTTCTGACAACCGGAGTGTGCCCGACCTGGTTGAGCCGAGTACGTCACTGCTGGAGTGATTCCACAACAGCTTGATGTCGTTCTTAGCGCGCAATGACCGCTTGAACGCACCAGGCGCAATGCGCTCGATAAACGGCAACGGCTCGGACGGTTCGTTGAACCGGGCAGCGTAACCGGTGAGGGTCATACCTTCAGCCGTTTCGCGCACCTCAAAATCGTTTACAAAAACGCGGGTTTCAATTTTTGACACGGTACGTCCCTTAGATCGGTTAGTGTTCTCCGCCTCAATTCTACCAATTATATCCTCAGCATAAGAAAGCACCCGGCGCGCGCCAGCCTTGCCGCCATCGGAACCCCACAACGCATGAGCAACAACACCCGCGCTCGGGTAATTGTCCGAGTCTGGCTTAGCGTCCGGCGAATCCAAATCAACCAGGTGGCGTGCAATCCACGCGGCAATCCGCACCCACTTATCCTCCGAAACCTGACCGGCAACCATGTCCCGCGCCTCACGAACCGTCTGCCCCGTCAAACCATCCCCAGCAAGGCCCTCAGTGAACCACTCAAGCCCTTTACGGGCAGCGTCAACCATGTAAGCCGGTGGTGTCAAATCAACAGCCCTAGCCTCCGCACGCGAAGCCGGAACTTCATTAGGGTGCAGTGCCGTTATTCCGGCGGCCCGATAGGCCGCGCGTGCGCCCTCATCGTTATCCACAGCAATCATCACGTTGTAGGTTTCCATCAACCTCACGGCAGTCTCAGCCTTGAACTCGTTACTCGTCAACGACTCATCCGGGCGCATAATCAAATCATCGAACCGTACGCCCGCGTCGGTCAGCTCATTAGACGTGCGCTCACGATCCTCTTCAAGCCTCCCCGTCACTACAAAAATGGACGTGTCGGGAAAACTGTCAAGGTACGCCAGCAGGTTCTCGTTCGTCTCACCGTCAATGAACAACGTGCCGTCAATATCAGTCACAACAACCTGAGGCCCCGACTCATTACGCTCACCCAAAAACTCCACCTCCTCAGCCAACGAAATCGCAACCGCCTGGTCAATCGCAGACTGCTTCGTCGTGTGGCAACCAAACACCTCATCGGAGTCAACAGCCATGACCGCCCAACCCGAACAGTCAGCGTTCTCTTCAGTAATGTAATAAGGCATTATGCGCTCGTAATGTAAACGCCGGAAACGTGAAAATTGTCGGCAACCGCCAACGTAATCGGATCCCCCTGCTCGAAGGGAATATTGAAAGTGCGGTTGCCCTGATTATCCATAGACTCCAAACGCAACTGAGACTGCCCCGCAAAGACGTGACCAAAAATAGGGTAAGTTCTGCTTGCGCTTATGTCGTGCAAGCAACCCGCCGTGAACTCGTAAGCAAACGCAGCCGGGTAAGGCAAGTTCACATAGTATTGCCCCGAGCCAAAACTTGTGATGTTGTCGAAGTCAACTTGAATTTCGAAATGAACCAGCGAACCCATTTTGACAAAACTGCCCGTGAACAATGGAGCACCGTTGAAAGTTGGTTGCGTTCCAAGCGTGCCACCTTCAACCGTAAAAGCAGCAGGTGCGGGCCAGACAAATTCAGGTGCAACACTCACCGTCGCTGTCGCCGCGCCCGAAGTCGTCACAGTCGCAGAAGCGGGTGGGATAACGTCAACAACCGCTGTTGATGTCGTCACCGTCACAGTGGTCAACGTGTGACCTCTGGCGACACGAGGAAGTTGCCCTCAACCAAGCGCGTCACAGTCGAACCGCTCACAAGCTCCAGATCGTAAACGTACTGCCCGCTAGGTGTCGCGTCAATCGCCGCCGTTTGCGTAGCCGTCAAAGCCACAACAATCGTCCCCGCCGTACCGCCCAACGTGATACCAGTGCCCGAAGTCAGGTTCACAATGGCCGACCCGCCATCAAACCCATCACGCACCTGCATACGCGCCGAATAGCCCGACAGGTTCACAGGTGTCCCGCCGGTCTGCCACGTCAACGTGTAATCAAACGACGCGCCCTGATAACACGACATATCCAAACGTCCCGGTGACTGCATTACTTCACCTCATCTGCGTAGACCGCGTTCGGGTCTGTAGGGTCAATCTGGCTGACAGGTTGCAACTGACTCGACGCGAGGCCGGTGTGCGCAATCGGGTCAAGGCCGACAGCCGCCAACGACTCAGCCGGATCATAACCACTAAGCACCAGCACGTTAGCCATACGCACCCGCTTCTCCTCGGCAGTCAATTCGGAATCCGAGAGCGTCACGTTTGCGAGTGGCACGCGCACCTCGTCGGCATACGGCGATTCGACGGGAAGCATATCCTCGAGGCGACGCACGTCGTTTATGCTCAAGTAGCCCGCTTGGAGTCCCGACGAATACGCGGCAGTTCGAGCCTGAATGTTCGCACGCAGAAGCGCATCCATATTGAACTTGATGTAAGCGTTTTCACCACCAGGCGAACGCTTCATAAGCGGTGAGATTGCTTGCTCAATTTTTGCCACCATCGGCTGAATCGTCGAAGTCAAGAAAGCCCGGTTGTTTTCCTCAACGCTCGCGTAGGCCATCGTCCCCGGTAAGCCCAAGAGATGAGGTGGAATGTTTAGCGCACGCGCCACATCCTCAACGGCAAAACGGCGGGTGTCAATCAGGCTCGATTGTTCCGGCGAAACCATAGTGGGCTTGAATTGTGCGCCGCCCGACAGCACGCCGGTACGGTTAGACCGCGACCAGCCAGAGTGCCGTGAGTCAAACCCTGACCGCAAGTTGTCAGCTTGTTCCTGCGTAAGGTTGCCGGGAAACTCAATCACACCAGCAAGGTTAGTACCCGAACCGAAGAAGGTCGCCGCGAACTTCTCGAGCGCAAGAGCAAGACCAAAGTTTTCTTTCAACGCAGTCACACGCGAAACACCACGCACCTGACCAGGGCGCAACAAATCCGGAATGTAAAGAATCTCATCGCCGGTCAACGGTTGTTCTTCGCCCACAACATTGAACTGAAGTCGGCCAATACCGTTACGCACAATCTGCACACTGGTGGGATTCAACACGACCAGGTTCACAACCTCGCCCCGACGGTTTGAATACACGCGAATAAACGCGTTCCCGTCAAGCAAAAGGCTCGTCACAACCGACGAGTAAAACGCTTGCCGTGGCAAGTCAACATCAGGCTGATCTACCCAAGACGGCTTCGGACGAAACGGGAACCGAGCACCGTCACGATTCACGAAACAATCAACCGGCAACGTCGAAACCAAATCGCTGATAAGACTAACGCCGCTGAAAATCGCGTTGACCTGAAACACCGTGTCATTGTTTACAACAGTGCCAGCAAGGTTGTTCAACTCAACCATGTCGCCCGAAGCCCACATAGTTTGATACGAGATATTGCGCTGCTCGAACAGACGATTGAACAACATTATTTACTCATTCCAAAAGCGAACCCGACAAGCACCAAACAAGCACCGCCAACAACCAACCCGGCAGGGAGAAAGATAAGCGACACCCCAGCCGTAATAACAGCAAGCCCGGCAATCTGCGCGGCCATCGAAAAAATTTTCATAAACCTATCCGTAGAATTGTGGAACCGGTGACTCTAGTTTACCGGATGCGCGGTCATAAGCCATGAGCAGGGCAACGGCTAAGTCAATCTTGAGCTTGTCCAGTCTAGGGTTTTTAGTTAGTCGTGTGCCTCCCCTGCCGTCTTTCAAAATGCAGTTATCCATGTGCCGCTGAATCGCGCCATCGCCATCATGGCGAATCTTTCCCGCCATGATCCCTTCATAAAGTTTCGCCGTTGCAGGAACAAGTTTGTCTAGAGTTTGTGAGTATTCAACCATTGGCAATCCCATCTGAACCCATTGGAAAAGTTCATCCTGCCAAAACGAAACGTCAGCGGCAATCTCGATACAACCTGGATTCTCACGAACAAAATCAGCCACAGTATTCACCACGAGCTGCTTATCGACGACCCACGAATCATCGTCAATGGCAAAATCCTTTTCCCAAGAGGCCACTCGAAAAACTCGAAACACATCATCTTCATTTCGTGGTTTTATAACACAAACGATTGCAGTGCAGTCGTTGCGCCAGCTGCCGTCAAAACCTAGGACGTACTCGTCTCCCGGCTCGAGACGCACGTTATCCTCCGCTAGGTTCTCCCACGCACCAGGCGGAAGCCACGCCTGCTTATTCGACACCCACTGATTCAAGCGTTTTCCGCGAAAGTCATATTCGGGGGTAGTCAATACCGCCGAAGCAAAATCCTTCTGTGCAACTAAATCATCGAAGCCGGGATTAGCAATTTCCCAAGCTTTCGGATCATCATGCTTCAAAGTTTCCGGGGCCTCCCACCACGCCATGAAAAACGAGGGGTCAACCAGTTCGCCGCTAACCACCTTCTTGCCATACTGATAAAGCTGGTAGGCGACAGACTCCCCGCCGGTAACATCGTTCTTTACGCCAGCGGTAGTGACAGCAACCAATTGAGCCAACCCGCCACGGTTACCCATAGCGAGCGAAAAAACATCATAGAGTGAACGATCACGGTGCGCGTGCAACTCGTCAAGAATCACCCGGCTCGGGTTATAGCCTTCTTTTGAATACGCCTCGGCAGACACAACTCGCATAACAGACTGAGACGCGGGGACAAAAATTGAGTCCCGATAGATTTGCACCACGCGCGACAGCTCAGACTGCTCAACCATGCGCCGAGCTTCGCCATAAATAATCCTTGCCTGCTCTTTTTCACTGGCGGCAATTATTACTTCTGCCCCCTGCACGCCCTCGGCAATGAGCGAATACAAAGCGATGGCCGCACTACTCAGCGCGCTCTTGCCATTCTTTCGCGGCATCCCGACAAGTGCGCTTCTGGCGACGTAGCCACCAGCGTCGTCACGCGCGTACAACTGGCGCAACAACTCTTTCTGCCAATCACGCAAACGCAACGACTGACCAGCACGACCAGCGATGCCATCTTTACCAATCGAACCAAACGCCTCCGCAAAAGCAATCGCAACATCGCCATCACCTCGAGCCACAGACTCAGGCGCAACCGGGGTAAGAAAGGCCGGAGGCCAACTACTCACTCGGCGGCCTCTTCATCGCCATAATCTCCTCGAGCTTCGACTTCGCTCGAGCAGACACCAGGCCAAGACGCGTGCGATCCGCCGGCGTGAAACCCAACAACGACAGACCAGACAGCACAGACTTCTCAGTCTCCAACAAACTCGTGTTCACACCACGATCAGCCGGGTCAGCAAGCCACAACTCACGCAACCCAGCCACACGATCCATCTGCCGACAAACCTGCTCAACCAGATGAACGTCGGTTTTACTCGACACCCAACCCTCGCCAGCCTCATAAACAGTCGCCCACAAACCCAAACCAGCCGCACCCAAACCAACCGGCACAACCGCGTTCCCAAACTCCACAGCCACAACCTCATTCTCAACAATCGGCCTATGACTCGGCCTACCCTGCAACACCTGCAACTCAACAGGCTTCGGTGGATTCGGCATAACAACATCCCTTCAAAAAAATGCACAAACGCCCACACGCGCTTACGCACACGAACACAAAACGCCAAGCCATAACCAGTCAACCCGATAATGAAAACGCGTCTATGGCGATTCTACGGCGTTTCTGGCATTGGTTTGAACTGCGGGTGTGTGCAAAAGAGAGGCTGCGGGGTGAGGATGGGCGCTATTGCAGGAAAAAACCTACCCCCCGTTGATGCCGGTGAGGGGGTAGGCGTGTGTTTTGTGTTGAATGTTTATGTGTTTAGTGGTTTGTTGCCTCTTTGCTGGTTGCAGGTGCGGTGTGCTGGTGCGAGGGGTGACGCGTCCCCCAGGTCTGGGTATAGGTGGTCGGCTTCCCACGGATCGTCAACACGATAACCTTCATGGCAGATGTGACATTGTGTTGCGTTGTCTCGGACAATCTTGGCGAGCCTCCTGTACCTAGGGCCGTACAGCTCTTTCTTGCGTGCTACCCGTATGGGGTCAGTGTCTCTTTCTTTTTTTCGCGATTTGTCGCATGGTTCGCAATAGTTGTTGAGTGATAGCGTCCCGCACGCTAGGCAAGGCTTGTTGAACCTCACTGTAGGCCGTGGATCACGTCTGCGAACTGTGGGCGTATTGTCGCCCAGTTGTATTGTTGTGCCGCGCCGAGGGCGATGGTGTGTCGGTTGTGCCAGTCGCGGGTGATACTGCGTATGTCTTCTGGTGCGCTGTCTAAATCGGTGACGAGTACAGCGTCGTAGCCTCGAGCACCAGCGGGCAGGGTGACTATTGGCAACCCGTAAGCGAGAGCCTTCGCAATCTTTAGGTGTGTGCCTGAGCCTTCAGTGACCAGGTTGACAAAAATGTGTGACATGGCCAGCAACTTGTCTAACGCTTGCTCACTCTTATACCCGTGTAACGTCACGTTTGGTTCGTCGCTGGTTAGTGGCTCTGTGCATCGCCCGACAATGTGAATGTGATATTCCGGCAGTAGGTGAGCCATGTTGATGAGTCTTTGTGCCGCGCTTATGTTCGGGCCGTAGAGTGATCCGGTGAAGATGAGGTTTAGGTTTTCGCCGGTTGCCACCTTCTCCGGTAGGTGTGTGCCGTTCGGTATGTGAGTCCCTGGTGGTAACTGCCAGTTCTCGCCCATCATCCGCCAATCGTCCTCACTGGCATAAGTGATGTGTTCTGCGCCGGCGACAGCCCACCTCTCGATGTCGGTGACTGCGTTGTAGTCCATGCTGTTGCGCCCGAAGAGTGTGGCCGAACTGTATGACTCAAAGTTGTGTGCGTCCAGAATGTATGGGCGGCCTTCAGTCAACTCCACCAGCCACGGATGCTCGAGCACAATCAGGTCAGGATTGAAGTCGTCGATGGCTTTTCGTATTACGTTGAGATCACTTAGGCAGAGTGTGGGCATTGCGTCGTAAGACTTGAAGCCTTGATTGAAAAGTTTGTTGGCACGATCTACGGCTTTCGACCCGGCGGGAATCGTCCGGTAAGGCATACCGTTTAGCGCGGTCTGAGACTCTTGGTTATCCCACGACAAGGCAAAAGTGTTTAGCCCCTTAACACCAGTGAGCAGCTCGTAGCACCGTTGCTTACCGCCCGTGTCTGGCGTGCTGATATCCCACGGGACTAGGGCGAGTGTTTTCATTCTGGTTCTTCGTCGTCGTCCGGCTCAGCGGGCATCGCGTCATTACGTCGTTCTATAGCGTCACGGTACGAAACTTTAGGCCGTTCGCCAACATATCCAAACAGGTGCATTTATTTATCCTTACTGTAGAAGGCCATTAGAGTTTCCAGACTGTGCCGGTGTAATCAACGCCCTGCTCGAGAGCGAAACAAACTAGACCAGGTTGTGAATCTTCACCGCTGGACGTTCTCCACCAGTTGCTGCCGTTGTCCATTGTTGCCGCGCCTATGAGGAAGCGTGAGCCGCCGTTGAGTGTTGATCCCAACTCGGTAACCCGTAGGTGGTGGAAGTGGCCATGCACGAGCACGCTGGCATCCGCTACGGGTTGCCGTCCGAACGCTTGCTTACGCCACCACATCGCGACAGAATCCGCATTACCTCCAGCCTGGTGACCGTGAACAACTCCCAGACGATGAAAGCCATCACCAAAAACATCAAGGCACAAACTCTCGTCATGAGCTTGAGGTTCCACAAAACGTATTGGTAGTTCCTGTTCGTTTGCGAGTCGCGCGAGTTGTCGTCCAATGAACACCCCCCAGTCATCCGTCTTTTTCCCGACCTGTTGGCCTTGAACTCTCCACTGGCAATGATTAGACCCAACCGAAAGGTAAGTCACGTCAGGCACGAGTGCCACGAGTTGCTTGAGTGTCTGCCACGCATAGGTTGTGGCCAAGTCAACTTGATCCATGATGCTCAGGTCATTGCTTTGCAATTGGTTTGCACTGGCCTTATTGTCGAAGCCCTCCACCGTGTCGCCACAATCCACGAACACAATCCGGTCAGGCTTCTCACGTTTTACCAACGCCACCAATTCGGACTGCATAAACTCGACGCGATCCACAAACTCGGTCAGCCCGCCACGATGGTCAACCTTTCCCACCTGCAAGTCACTCCACAACACTACGAGTGCCCGGTTTCCAGGTGACGTTATGGGTTTAGCCTTTACACGCCGCTTAGCCTCCGCTAGAAGCAGCGGAAGGTTCACTATGGCCGTCTTGCGCCTAAAGTGAAAGCGGTAACTCGTGAGCCATTCACCGTCGTAGCGTTGCCACCGTGACGTTCTCAAGTCACCGATAACCTCAATGGTTGCCGGATCAAACCCCGCCTCAATCAGAAACTCATCAAAGTTTGCTGGCTCAGTTGTGTAGCCGGGTGTAATTGCTTCGCCGTCCGTACCGTCGAACTCGATACCAGGGCGCACGTCAGACTTTGTACGTACAGGCTTCGCCGGTTCTAGGTTCTCCAACATTACTTAGACACACACAGACAATCGCCGCCCCTGTGGGCACGAATTGTGTTGCGTCCCACCTCAAGGCCATGTTTCCGCAACTCGCGGGCCAGAGTCTCCGCTGGCCAATCCTCGGTGTTTAGCAACGCGTCGTCGAGAATCTTCTGATCTGACTTGTCCAACCCCTCACGCAACCCACCCAGTTTGCACTGAATAGGTTTGCGTGGTGGTGGTGTCAACCCCTCAAGCATGGCTAGAAGGGCGCATCCGCTATGGTTTGCACGTTCCCGGCGGCTGGGTGTGTCCGAGTGCTGGCAGCCAACACTTCGACGCTGTCAGCCTTGATGACGAGATTCTTGTACTCATTTCGCTCTTCAGTGACCTGCGTGCCTGTTACCTTCACACGATCACCAGACTTGAACGCCTTGAAGTCAATTTCGACACCGTAAGCGGCCTTCACCGTGTACCGTGTGTGACCGATGACTTCCCAACTGTCACCGTTTTTCTTGCTGTGTGACTCGTTGATTTTCATGCCCCAGTCCGGGTTGGGTTCTTCCGTCTGGTACTTCCAATCGCTCACGAACGCGATTACCTCAATTTTAGCCATTACCTTTTACCTCTCATTAGTTGCCACTTGGCTTGTTGTCTTGCCTGTTTGTATCTTAGTGACTGCCACCCTAACCGTAATAAGTCTATATGTTCACTTGAAGGTTCGCTAGAAATGATTTCAGGCTTGTATGTGTAGGTGCGTTCTTTGTCGAGTGCCGCCATGTGTTGCGCGTGGGATCTAGTCACCCCGAAACGCTCAGACTCGAGCAACTCTAAATAACGGGAGTCCACGGCCAATCACCGCCCTTCAGCAACCCGCCAGGAAAGTCCCGCCGGTCACGATCACCACGCCACCTAGTCACCTCAAACACTTCAGTGCCCGGTTTAGGCAACCGTATGCCCAGACCAAACTCAGGCCAACCCATAAGTGCCGCCGACCCTCTCGGGCGCAAATCGCGTTCCCCGCCCTGATTCAAAGCGTGGCCAGCGTGAGCCTCAATCACCAGGGCGCACCCACGGTCACGAATCGTATCCAGAGCCGCCAGTAGTGGCGAAGCCTCATCATCGTTAGTGATAGCGCGTGGCACTAGACGATATAACGGGCCGATAACAACAATATCCGCCATCGCATCATCAAGAAGCCGGTGTACCTGCCCTAAGTCACTATCGCGCGTCAAATCCATTCTCGGTGTGCAACTAATCCGCAAATCGCCCGGATCATGTGAGCCGTAAAGTTTCGCCTGTTTCGCAACACCGCGCGAAGCCCTACGCCATTGACTCTCGGAGTTCTCCGCGTCAATCACCAACACATTCACCGGCGGGATAGGCGTGAAATTGAATGCGTGCAAACCGGCAGCCGAAAGAATCGCCAACTGTCTCACCAGCGTTGACTTGCCCGAACCTTCCCCGCCCGTCACCAACAGCCGGTCACGTTTCTCCAACAGACCAGGCACAACCCAATCGTAAGAATCCTCGGTTGCCAGAATGTCGCCCAACGTCGTCACCGAGAACTTTTTGAGCTCGTGCGCGCCCTGCACATCCCGCAACTGGTTTATCCCGTTACTCAGGGTTAGTCCCGGATCAGCGTCAACCGTAGCCAACATACTCGCGGCCACCTGTCGCACGTTTCGGCGCATCGCATCCTCACGAACCGCCCGAGCATACTGACGCACTGACATGGCGTGCGGAACCGTAGAAACAAAAGTGTGCAAATCTGCCGGCGATACCGTTTTGATACCCCAGCCGGCAAGCGCAGCCCCAACCGTCAACACGTCAACAGGTTCGCGGCGCGATCTCATGCCTTGAATCCCATCCCACAACAAAGCCAGTTGCCCGTCACCAAAATCATGGCCAGACAACACACCGTCCAGAAGTGTGAGCACGTTGCTGTCGAGTAGCACCGAACCGATAACAGCCTTCTCAACGTCACTCATCGACGGTCACCTCCCCGAACATTCCGCAATCATCGCTAATGCGCTTGCGCGACAGCTCAGCATATTCAGGGTTCAGCTCGCAACCTAAATAGTTGCGCCCGTTACGCAACGCAACAACCCCCGTTGTGCCCGAACCGCTGAACGGATCTAGCACCGTGTCGCCTTCTCTTGAACCGGCAAGAATACACGGCTCAATGAGTGCTGTGGGATACACGGCGAAGTGTGCCCCGTCGTAGCCTTTTGTGGGAACAGTCCACACGTCCCGTTTGTTGCGGCCATTGGGATTGACAAACCGAGCGCCCATCTTGTCAACATGAATTCCCTGCTTGTCGCCCAGTGCGTTATTTTTCGTGCTTGGCGCATCACTGTGAAACGCATACTTCGCACGCTCTAGCGACGACTCGGCAACTGGTTCCTTTATCGCCTCATGGTCATAAAAATACTTCGCAGACTTAGCCAACAAAAAAATGTGCTCATGAGACTTCGTAGGCCGATCAGTAACACTCTCCGGCATCGGATTAGGTTTTGCCCAGATAATTTCAGACCTGAGAAACCAGCCGCGCGCTTGTAGGGCGAAAGCAACCCGCCACGGAATCCCCACCAAGTCTTTATGCTTCAAGCCAATCGCAGAAGCATTACGGGCCGGCGAATAACCATCTCCCCGACCACGGTTAGTTTTTGACCCGTCAGAAGCAACACCTGAAACGCCACCAGCAAGAGTCTCAGCTGGTTGGTAACTGCCACCACGTTGCGCCGCGTATGAATCGCCCAAGTTTAGCCACAACGTGCCATTGTCAGCCAACACACGCCAAACCTCATCAAAGACCAAACACAACGACTCAACAAACTCTTCTGGAGAACCCTCCAAACCAATCTGCCCATCGTTGCCATAATCGCGCAAACCCCAATAAGGCGGCGAAGTCACACAAGTCTGAACAGAACCAGCCTCAACACCAGCCAACCGATCACGAACATCACCAACCAACACACGAGCAGTCACACCCATCATCGGTCATCACCAGTCTCCACGTTCTCATAACGCTCAGGCCCCCACTTCACCACTTGGTTCATCCAAGCATCCGGATCATGTCGAACCGGCTCAGGCTCATCATTCCAGCGTTCCCCATTCAGCCAAGAAGAAGCCAATGGGATAAACTGCTTGTCTTTCGGTAAGTCAGACCGTGACACATATTTGCGAACACTCTCAAGCAACTCAGACTCAGGAATCTTTTTAGCAGCCTTCGACCAGGCTGAAATGGCTTTGAGTTTGTGATCACGTCTCGGCCATAATTGCCAAAACTCATCAAATAACGGCGATGTAATCGCCAAAGGTTTTAACTGGGGTTCGGGTACGGGTTCGGGGGCATCCGTAAGCATAGGCTTAGCATCCGTAAGCATAGGTTTAGCATCCGGTTTGTTCCACCGGGCATTAGCCGCGTTGACTGAACGCTCATGTCTAGCAGCAGATTTAGCCTCAAGTTGCTCCCGCATGGGCTGATAATCAGACCAATCGTGAAACCAAATACCAACACGATCTTCGTCGTGATCCCACAGACCACACTCTACAAGCTCCTTAATAACCGTCGGGTCAAACTCCCACAAGTCCAAGACGGCATAGGGTACAAACCCGTCGGTCATTTTGTCGGCAGACCAAGTACCAGACAACAGCCAGACACCGGCAGCCTCGGCCTGTAGTGCGCGAGGAATCGAAAGGAACTTTAGCGACGTGTAAAACCCGTCGTCTACCTTGAACCAAGCCATTAGCGCGCTCCCAACAATGGGAGAAGATTGAGCACTAATGCGGCGAAAGAAAAGCACGCAAAAAGAAGGTCAATCGGGCGTATACGGGTATTATTATTCATAGCCACTCCTATTTAGTGGTTAGAAGCCCGGCTTGAGCGTATGTGAGTTCGCTCGCCGGGTTTCGTTTTGTGTAATTGTCATCATCATTCTACACCGCGCCCCGAGCCTTTTTGATGAGGGTTTTGGCAACCTGCAACGTCGACGGATCACTCATAGCCAACACCAACGACTTTTCGCTAAAACTGCCGGTGTCATCCGCCAACAACATACCCACCACCAGCAACGTCAACGCCTCAGTGTTCATGCGCTCAGTGAGTCCGGCAGCCTGAAGGTATAAAACGCAAGTCTGCCGCCGGTACTCGCTAAAGTCAGGCTTCTGCAAGCTCACGAGCCATCACCAACAACTCACCCAAATGATACTGACTGACACCCAACGCCAGGCGCATCTCAGACTCACTGCACCCATACCGCTCAGCAAGTTTCAGATAATACAGTCGCATCTTGGACTCAATCACCCGCTGCTCAAACGACTCAGCATCCCGCAACTTCTTAGCGCAAATGCTCAGAAACTCCAGCGCAATCATCCTCTTCTGTTCCATAGCCTCTTCCTTCCTTTCGGTCATCTTACTTCGTGTGTGCTCTCCATGCCACGATAAATCTCACCCATTCGTTTTTCCGCGTCCCGCAACGTACACGGCACACGCACATCACCCTCCAGCCAATGCCAACCATCTTGATACCAGACCGGCACACTACCAGGCGCATAGTTACGCATCACCCAACGCGGGATACTCCAACCCTGCCGGATACACGCCGCCCGAAACTCCATCGACCCCGCATCCATCTGATTATGAATAGCGCACATCACCACCAGGTGCTCAGGCGTGTCAAACTGTGCCGACCCGCCCATACCCCGCGTCACCCTATGCTGTATCGTCCACGCCCCACCACACGGCCACAACAACGCCCACGCCGAACCCGCAGCAACACAACCACCATCACGATCATAAACACGCTGGCGAACCTTCTCCACCTGCGCCTTCGACCTCTTGCCGACACTCACGGCTTCAACTCATTACGCCTAGTCAACTCCGCCGTAATCGCATCCACCTGCAACCGCCATCCCTCACGCTCAGCCGGTGTCGAATACCGCGTGGACACAACACCCCGCAACAACGTTGTGCGCATCGCCGTCAACTCATGCAAACCCATACGCTCAAACATCATCAAAGCCTTCCTGACTCTCAAAAATGCGGATAACAGACCGGGCGCGATCCTTCGTCACATACACGCGCCGCGCCAACAACACCGACACCTGCACATCATCCGTCCAAGCCACACCATTCAACGCGTCCAAAACAAGCTTCACCATGTTGTCAATATCTTTGCGCGCCCGCGTCCCCTGATAAAACGCTAATTCGACCCCTACGGGCACAGAAAACGCCTCGCAAGCCGTAGCCTCAAAGTACTCCCTCACGCGCCTCTCAGCGTCCACAGTGGCTTTAGGAGTGTATGCGTGGCCCTGACGTGTCACCCGAGCGCGAGCCTTTGACATGGGCTCACCGTCAACGGTAAACAGCACCGCCTTCGACGGCCCCTGCCTGACCATAGGCTCATAATTCCAGCCCGTAAACTCGTAGGTCATCCGGCAATCCACCAGGCGAGCATTACGCCGCCCCAAATCAGCAGCCCGATGAACGCGAGTTCCAATGCGAAGCCAATGAACTTGCCAGCCAGTTTCCAATTAGTCATGGTTTCCTTTTTCCCATCATTAGTCGGTGACGTTCAGTGGGGCTCTGCCCGCCCCAAATTCCATCTTTGTACCTGTTCACAAGAGCATACTCAAGGCACTCAACTTTGACGGGACATTTTTCGCAAATCTTTTTTGCCTGAGCCACGCGCCAAAGACTGTCGAGCTCGGGGAACCATAATTCGGGATCCGTCGTCGCACACGCGGCCTCGTCCATCCAGTAAGTGCTCATTCCCTCGACTTCTCCCGTTGCCTACGACCACGTTCCCTATTTGCCAACCGACACTCATCACACCTGCACCCACGCTTGTTGTAAGTCACATAACGACCATGAGGAAACTCATGCGAAAACTCGCTACGCGTCTTAGCCCTGTGGCAAGACTTACACAACACTTGGCACTTAGCCAATTCACTAACCCTCAGCGGATTATCCTCTGCCAAAGACCATAAGTGAGTTGGGTTTATGATTTTAGTTTTTCGGTCAACATGATCAATCTCAAGACTTTCAAGCGATCCGCACGCAACGCAAAAACCGCCCTGAGACTCAATCCATGCCTCTCTTCTCTTTGCTTGCCATTGAGCCTGATACGCGTTTTTCGCTTCTTTATTCATGGACGCTTAGCCGCCCTCGGCCATCACGCTTTTGAGCAAGGCCATGTGCGCCATGAGGCTGTTATTTAACTGAGATATTTTTAACTTCACACGGCCATGCGCAGCCCGAGCAATCGCAGCAGTATCCCGCAACTCTTTCGTGACCAGGCGCGCCTGTGCTTTCCGCTCCTCAATATTGCCCTCCGCGTTCAGGAAGGCTTGATCATAAGCCGCCTCATAATCGCCTTCCGCGTTCTCCGCAGCCAATTCCGCCGTCTCGTGTGCTTCCGGCCCTCGAGCCTGTTCACGCGTAAGACCGAGGATAATCGTGCGAATCTCATCAGGCGTCATACGTTTTGCCCTCAGTTACTGCATGAATTGCATGCCGAAATCCGGCATCCCATGCCTTATTTGATGGCGCAGATTCAGAATGATGAGAAAGATGCTCAAAAAAAACACTCTTTAGATCTGTCACAATCTTTGCGCGCTCAGCCTCTTGAGCCTCAGCAATCATCTGCTTCATAGTCCGATAGGTGATAGTCACCTCATCATCATTTGCCCAGTCACTCACGAGTAATCCCCTTCCAACCATTCATCCGAAAGCCACTGCCCCGTTTGGCAGCGAGCACAAAAATCCGTTTGCACCGTATACCGAGCACCACAACCCATGCACTCAGAATATAGAAACAACGGCCTAGCCATTAGCCAACACCGCCTTACGATTCTCCATCATCAATTTAGCCTCATCCAAAAAACCACCATTCGCAGCCTGTTTCCACAAATCGCGCAACTCATCTAAAGACTTACACCCGGTAATCATTTCGCTAAAACCATCCGGCATAGGAACAGCAACCGCGCCAGGGGCAACACCACGCGCCACCTTCTCCATCTCGGAACGGCTCGGCCCTTTACTGCCGCCCAACGCCCAACGCAAGGCACGCCCCAACGCCGACGTGCAAGCGTTCTCAAGAGCCGACGTTTTGTTAGCCATGCCCACACCGTCCACTTCAAACGCCCATTCGACGGCCTTCGGAAGGTCAAGTGCCTGATCCTCAGCGTTCAAGAATACTTGCGCCTCAACAACCCACATACCCTGCGCCCGGTCATTCGGTGACGTGTGATTGTGAATCACACAACGCAAATCCGGGTACTGCTCCAACGCGCGAGCGTGACGATCCTCCACCGTCTCATAATTGTTTAAATCAAAATTAGCCATTCTCAATTTCCTCTCTTTCTTCCCATGATTTATACACGTTAACTTGCTGGACTTTCTCGGCAATCGAAACCAACTCTTTGATGAGCTTGTCGTCACGCTCCACTATCTGACACTCAACATCGAACCCCGGCGCAAACCCACCAGGCGCATCAAGACGCAACTCATACGCAAACACACACTGCTCAGCGTCCGTCACATACAACTGCCACTGAACCTGCCGCATATACAACGCGCTGATTTTGTCTAACGGCTTACCAGTGGTTTTATACTCGCCAATCATCTTGTGATCTAGTGATAGCCCGTCCGGTGTGGCCATCTGCCAACGGTCAGCCGACAACTTGCCGCCCTTCGAGATGACCCAATCGTTAGGCATCACGCCATATCGTTCCTTGACGATTTGACCGATGTAGCCTTCTCTCTGATTACCCCAGCTCATGTAGGCGTTGGGCGTTACTTCGCGCGGCTCGTCCAACTCCGCCAGCACTTCCTTCATCCCGGCAGGTGTAAATGCTCGGCTAACGGTGGTCGCCGTGACCCCAGAAGCGCGAGCCTCCAGCCACTGGGCGCGATCCGTAGACCGAACAACAAAACGGTCAACCTCAATCACAGCAGAAACCACGCCAACAACAACGCACCCACACACAACGCCATCAACACAGCGGAAACAACCGCCAACAGCCAATCACGCAAATGTTCTCTACTGCTAAAACTTGCCTTGAACCTCTGCCACATAATCATTCTCCCTTCGTGACAACACGAGACTACACACCAGGCATGACAACGTCAACAAAAAGAAGAGGCCCCGAGTCGAAGAGGCAGACGACTCGGGGCAGCGCAGTGGGGGAAAGGAATACCCGGCGCACTCAAAGCATAGCAAAAAAAACTTTGAGAAAAGTTGGCAAATGAGTTGACACGGTGGTGCAAATCACTAAACTTATATATATAGGGCAAACAAAAGAAAAGGAAACCAAAATGACAACTACAACCAAAACCCTCTACATCAGTTTCAACGAGGGCAACGTTACTTGCTACGATCACGCCGGTGTAACGCTCAAAGAATCCATCAAAGACCGTGGCCCGCTTAGCGAGTGGTTTAAGGGCATCGAAAGCGTTTACTTCGTGGCACAGGACATCGACTACAAGCACTTTGCGGAGAACGACATGCAACTCGTTTGCGAGTCTTGCAACAAATAACCGCCAAAACTAAGAAATCCCCCCGAGTCAATATCGGGGGGATTTTCTTATAAGCGCACTTTACTGACAGGAATCACAGTTGTTCTTGTCGGCAGGATCAACAGGGCACGCAACCCCGCCGACCATGTCAACCTCATTCACTCGGAAGCGTCAGGCACAAACTTGAATGCGAGAATTGCGCCGAAGACAGCAACGACGGACGAAGCAATCTGGGCGATCGTCACGGCCACAGAAGCCTCTATAACGCCCTGAGATACCAACACTGGGATAACGACTCCGAGGAGCGCTGACGTCGCCGTCACGACCCCGTAGATGCTCTTTCTGGTGGTCGTGCTAAGTAATGCTTTCATTTCTTTTTCTCCCTAAGGTGTAGTGGTTTGATATAGCCGGTCAAAAATAGCGAGTCCGAAAGCCACCAGGCTGATAATGCCCACCAAAAAAACGACCCAATGAACTTTTGGTGCGCGCTGACTCTCCAACACCGCAATCTTCTGCTCAAGCTCAGCGATCCGCTTATAGTGACCGTCGCTCTCGTCACGCAATCTTTCAAGTGCTTGCATCATGGCATCCTGTTTTGCTTCAAGCCTTGAACAGGCAACAAGAACATCGGTCAGAGTTGGCGCAGCCACGACATTACTCAGTTACAGAATCGGCAACAGCTTCTTCTGAAAAGTTAGGGTTGATAAAACGCGTCTCGCCGTCAATGTTCACAACAACAGACCCAATAACATCTTCAATTTCATCCATGATCATCCCTAGAAACTTCCTGCGTTGAGTGCGGCCTGTAATGCTTTAGTGGTTTTCGGCCCCCAGTCACCATCCTGAGCAACGCCCAGACGAGCCTGAAGTGCACGAACAGTTTGCGGGCCAATAACACCATCAGCCCGTACACCAAGTTTACCCTGAAGAGCCTTTTTGCTTACCGGCCCAAACACACCATCAGCAGAAACGCCCAACACTTTTTGTAACGCCTTATACGTTTGCGGGCCAAGCACACCGTCAACAGTCAAAGCGCCGGGTGCGGGTGTCGGTTTCGGGCCAGCCTGAAGCACAGCCATAGTTTTCGGGCCAACAATTCCATCGGCCACCAGCGCGTTTTTCTTCTGAAAGTCCACAATGGCTTTCATCGTCACCGGGCCAACAATACCGTCCACCGTGAGCTTATATCCAAACGTGTTCAGAAGTCCCTGAATTTGTGCGCCGTTAGCGTTGAAAGACGATCCGCCACCGCTGTAAGCAAGATGCCACGGCTCAGAACCAATCGTAAAGATAAGCCCCAACGATTCTGCGATAGCACGCACCGTACCGTTGTTGCGACCAGGCTCAATGTCGGCAGCCATACCCCAACCATGCACCGACGTGCCAGGCCAACCAGCAGCCGGCGTTTCACCACGCTGATAGCGTCCCCACTGAAACCACTGGGTCGAACGGCCCGAAGCGGTCTGCGACTCGTTCCGCACATTCATGTCGCCACGCACACCGAGAGGCCGGTAGCCTTCATTGATCTTGATGGTGACACCCTGCTCGGCGGCACGATTCAACAAATCCTGCATCACCGTAGCGGTACGAGGCTCAAAAGACTCACCCGCCACTTTACGCATCGCGCTTTCAGGTATATCACCGTTGGCGTAACCGCCCCAAGCATTAGACATGGTTCTCCTAGTTATTTTGATTTAGCGGGGTAAGGGTTAGCGTCAACAACTTCTTGCCGGGCAGTCAACCATTCTTGCTTGGTGCCTTCGCCCGCCTGAAACTTAAAAAACAACGGGTCGGCTGTTTGCTGGTAGGCGTTCTGTCGTAAACGTCGGATTTCTTCCATGTTGCGGTCATGCTCGCCAGCAGCCCACTCTTCACGCTCAGCAATTTCCTCGGGACTTGTATCACGGAAAATAATTTCAGTCATCACATCACCTATTTGTTGTAACCGTACACGGAAAGAGTCCCAGTAAAAGTGCCTGACGTTGGGAAAAGACTCATGCCATCAAATTGTGTCGTAGCGGCTTGAACGCCAACAGTGTCCGTCATCACAGAAGTTGAATAAAAACCTTTTGACACAAATTTTGTGTAAGCCGCAACCTGCGGGTCAATAACATCAAAACTATAAGCGTTAGTGTTATTCGTTGCAACCATGAAACCTATAAACCCTTGCGCGGCAGAACTTGACCCGGCTTGCCTTGCGGGCGCGGCATCGGTAGTTGCACAGGCAACCTGAGTATAAGAATAGTTCGCTGAAGTTTCTACACCTGCAACCGTGTAACGATACTGAATTTGCAACGTACCCGAAGTGAAACCTGAAAGAACAGCCCTATAGTTTGTGAACTGAGAAGAAAAAATATCATTCACTGTAATCTTTGTCGCTGTTGCAAAAGTCAACTGACCCAACGACGTAAACGAAGCTGACGAACCAGCACCAGCAACAGTCACAGAGGTAGGACGAACCGGCACAAGCCCATCAACACGCGAAGTAGCATACCAACCAGCCGTATCACGACCACCCGGCACAGCCGTCGAATACGCTGCATAATACGACTCAGCCACACCCGTATCAGTCCGAAACACAGTATTACCGGCAGTCGGCACAGGATACAAAGCGTCACGCGCCGCAGTACCCGCAACAATCGGCAACGAATCAACATTCACAAACGTCGCCGTACCCGTCGCCATCTGCACCGAATTAGTGTCAGACAAATAAGTCATCATGCCCTCGGTTGTGCTACCGGCAATGGCCGAACCGCGCGCAGCCGTCCCCGCATAAACCTGCACAGCCTGATCCATCAGATAGCCGTTAACCTGACTAGCCGTAAGAATCGTCCCAGCAACAAAAGTAGTCTTACCCAGACCCGCCATAATGTTCTCCTAAATCGTTTCTATTCTACCAAAATCACGACAGGTCAACCCATGCCGAACCATTCCAACGCTTCGCAACAGTCAAATCAGACCACGCCGATCCCGTCCACCTTTTAGCAGTAGCCGTCGGAGTCCACGCCGACCCAGTCCAACGTCGGCCACCCGACGACACAAAAATAGACGTGCTTGCAGAATACGCGCCAGTACCCCACGCATACGTCGCAGTCGAAACCGCGCGAGTCTGAAAATAATGTGTCAACCCGCCAGTCGCAGCAAACACCGGCACAGAAGTCGTCGAAGTGGGTGTGGACGTATTCAACGGAGAGACAGCCGTCCACGTCGCATCATCCGTCGACCAACGGTACTCATACTTAGTAATCGGCAAAGTACCCGCAGCGGGAACAGCTGAAACAATCGTTACGTCTTTACCTGAAGCAGTACACGTCGGCGCGGCAGGAGCAACCGGGCCAGTAAACGGTGTAGCCGTAACAGTCTCACTTGCGGTCTGCATATCCGGCGGCATAAACGCCGTACCAGGAAACGGGTTTTGCATAAGCAAACGACCCGAAAACGACCATGAACCCACACCAGTTGTTGCATTATGTGCAATGTTCACCGAGCCACTAAAGAACGTGACCGTCGAACCACGATTCACAGTTCGTTGCCCAGCCGTACAGTTATACGTCACACCATTCAAAACAATGTAAGTGTTAGTGGTATCCGGCGAGAACCCGGAAAAACCGGAAGGTGACGAATCAGCTCGCAACTCCATCGAATAAGCGACAGTCGAAAAGTTTGATGCGGGCGTGCTCGAAGTAACCGTTGCGTTGATGTAAAGAATGTACCCGTTGCCGGTAGTAGTAACTTGCGCCATTACCAGAACCAGATGTCGCCGGAAGCATTAGCAGTCGGAGTACCAGACTGAATAAACACAGTCTGCCCCGCAACCTTCGACGTAGAACCATCAGCAGAAAACGCCACCCACGCCGAACCGTTATAGAAGGCCAACGTATTCGAGTCCGTCAAATACGTCACCATGCCCTCACTGGGAACAGTAATAGCCGACGTTCGGGCCGCCGCCGAAGCGAACACCTGAACCACCTGGTCGGCAAGATAACCATTCAGATCGGTTGCGCTCAAAACGTCATCAGTGACCCATTGCTTGTAACCCAGACCTGCCATAAGAAACTCCTAAAATCCCAACACGTTTGAGTCAAGGATACCAAAACTGGCATCATCCAAAATTAAGAAAGCGTAAGACTCCAACGCCGACAAGTTCAACGTAATGTCATAACTATCAGGCCGCGCCTCATGCCCCACACCAATAATCTGCGCGTAACGCACAATCGCCGAACCCACACCGTTAGGGGTAAACGTAACCTCGATAGGGTCGCCCAACTCCAAACCCAACACGGTAGCCAAATCCACACCCTCAAGGCCATCCAACGAAATCTGCAACGCCTCAAAACGATACTCAGGATCACCATACAAACTCACCCACCACTCAGCCAAACCTGAAGTCTGCGACACATCAGAAATGAGCGTGTCAATGGTCTGCCCTGAAATGCCATACGTTGTCTGCGAAGAAAGATTGTTGGCAACAGAACTACCCACCAGGGGAGACGTCACAGTTACCTGGTTGTACAACAAATCTGTGCCGTACTGAATGTTCGTACCCGTATACGCGATACCAGTGCCATCATCCGTAAACGCCGGAGAACCCTCAATGGTGTAAATGTTCGCCCGGTCAATGAACGTAACATAACCATTCTTCGACATAAAAAACTGCCCCTGCTCAGACGCAGTAACCAAGTTCAAATAATCCAACGCCGACTGAGTACCGTCACGCACATCCGCGCCCACCGTATTCGTCCCCGCATCCAAACTACGCG